CCGCGTATAGCCGTGCGTCTCCTCATCGAGTGTCTTGTCACCAAGCATGACATTGAATGTCGATTGCAGGACCGAGTTGCCGACGTACATCAACGCAATATCGAGTGCTACGACCATCATGGCCTTACGTCTGGCCATGCCCTTACTGAAGTCGCCGAGCTGTGGAATCTCGGAATTGATCGAGCCTTCCTTGAACCCACCCTCGCGCTCGATCATAGCCAGCGCGTCCTTGGGCAGTCCGGTCAGCATGTCCTTCATGACGCCCAGATTGCCCATGGTGAACGAGCGCGAGAACAACAGCATGTTGGCGCTCTTGCGCGCCGCGCTGCTCATCGCCTCTTGCGGCAGCGCACCGGCGTATCGGTTCGCCCAATGTGCGGCCACGATCGACGATGTCTTGGCATCCACGCCCTTGGCGATCAGATCGCCACGCAGATTTGTGTACAGCCCCATCTGCAGATCGCCAATGCGGTCCCACAGGAGCGTGTTGTGCCAGAAATCCCCGGCCTTATCGACCGCGCGCTTGACGGCCGTACCGGCACCTTCATCGAACAGCCCCGGCACAGCGGCCAGCACCTTCGCGGTCCACGACCGGCCCGGTGTCAGGTCCGGCGACTCCATGATGGCGTCGATGTCCTGATTGAAGAACCGCTTGCCAATCGGCACCAGCCCGCTATCAATCGCCTCGGTCATGATCGCGACGTCATTCTTGGCGCGGTTGCCGTCGAAGTACGCCTTGAAGATGCGCGTCGGCATGGCCGGGAAGGCACGGCCGAACTCGACCAGATTGTGGATTGCGGGCGAGTACATGATGACACTCATGGTCTTGCCCTTGAGTGACATCATGGCCTGGTAGGCAGCACCGCTCTTGGTATCGAGCACCGCCCGCAGCGGTCCTTCGAAGTCACCTCGAATGTAGATCGGCACCTGCTCGAAAATCACATTGCCATCCGCGTCCTTGACGGTCTGCAGCTTGCCGTCGATCTCCTCGAACTTCGGCCGCCAGGTCTTGAGCGCCGGATGGTCGATGGTGAACCACTTCTGGTCCGATCCGGCCGGCACCGCCCCTTCCACCACGGTCTCACTGCCGCCAGCCTTGCCGGCCCGCTTGATCTCGTTCACCAGCGTCCGGCCCGCAATGGCATCCTCGAGCTGTGCAATTGCGAGCGGCAAAGTGCGGATGTCACGGGCAAGCTCGGCTTCCTCACCATACTTGGCCTTGGCAGCCGCTTCCGTCTCTTCGGCGGTCAGGTACTTGCGTTTCATGAGCCGGGCGGTCGAAGCTCTCAGGTTCGTGCCCATACTGTTCAGCGGCAATGCGCCCTGCTCGGCCACGGCCGCCGCCGCGTTGATCACCATGCGGGGCGTGTAGGCCGGCAGCCCCTCGCCTTCCACCAGCCCAATATCTCGGGCACGTAGCCAAGCGTTCTGAGCTCGGGCGTGCAGGCCTTCCACGATTGCACGCTCGGCCGGCTCCAGCGTGGCAAGACCCATGTGCTCGGATGCTCCTGTTTGGAACGGCTTTTTCGCCGCAGCAATTTCAGGAGTAACGACGTAAAATGTGTGCGGGTCCTTTGGAAGGGTCTTCGCAACCTCATTTGGCACGTCAACGTAATAAATCTGAGCATCTGGTCTCATGCGTGAAAATACTTCAGCCTGCGACGGATCAGATGTAAAATTCCGCCCTCCTTGACCTGGCGCCTCTGCTCGGTAAAGTCGCGTCATTCCCTCGCTTGGTGGTGGAACCTTCTCGCCAAGTTGCCGCGCTATACTCTCCTCGTCAGCCGCATCCCACATGCGCTTCCACTGCTCGGGCGAGAACGTCTTGGTCAGATAATCGTGGATGCGCGCCCACTCCCAGCGGTTCTTGCGCATCGTGTTGGCGAAGTCCTTGGCGGCCAGGATGCTGTCGCGCGTGCCGGTCGCCATCGGCGCGACCTTCATCTGAATGTCCCGGCCAATGTCGAACAGCGTCTTGATACCCTCCTGCGCGGACGCCATGAGGGCGCCAGCCGGCGGGGGCGGCTGCACAGTCAATGACGTCATGGGCGCGTCGGCACCGAGCGACGATAGCCGTCCATACATCGCGATCAAATGCTTTTCCTCACCACCAAGCTTGATCGCCTGCGCCCGGTCTGTCGCTGTCAATGTTTTCTGGTTCGAGTCCGGAACCAAATGGGCTTCCTGTGCTCGGCTCAGTTTTTGCAACGCTGCATCGACTTCACCGCGTCCAAAGTCGGAAAGCTCCTTGCGAAGTTTTGTCAGGCTAACCCATTCATGCGTCTGGGTTGATTGTATCTTCTGATATGCGGCCCTGATCGCATCATAAACCTCGCCCTCAAGCGGTGGCACACCAGCACCGAGCGAGCGTGGCTCTCCAGGCCGCATGGCATCACGCTGCGCCAGCGTGTCCTCGACGGCCTGCACGGCCCGGTCAATTGTGGGCGCGAACTCTGGATGCCGGGCCTTGACCTCCTCGATCCGGGCCATGGCAGCCTGTGCGCGCGCCAGGTCCTGGTCGGCCTCGACCCAGGCGTGCTCGGCAATGGCATCGGTTGATGACGGCCGATATTCTTTCAGATCGGGAGCCGTCGCTGACGGAATCTTCGAACCGTCCGATCGCGTAACATGGCCATCTATAATATAGAGACTTCCGTCAGGCCCGCGACCAAGATTGTCTTCCGCCGCATCGCCCCATTTAAGACCGCGCTTTTCAAGCGTTTCCTTCATCCGCTGTACGTCAGCAGCTGTTATTCCTTTTGTTTCAAGCTTGGGAAGAACTTCAACGCTGACGCCGCCAATTTTCTGCTCTGCAATGGGCTTAACATATTCTGGAATATCTGGAATGTGGCGCAGCTCTCCACGACTCAACCTTACAACCTTGGTCCCGGCATCAAGAACGACGGATGAGAATCCGCCGCTCAGTGGCTTCAGATTAAAGATACCGGCATCGGTAAGCGCCTGTTCTATCTTTCCAAGATCGGCCTTGCGGCCTAGTATCTCTTCCGCATGGGGGTCAATAACCGACTCGCCCATAACTGTACGTTTAGATTTTTGCAGAGCGTCCGCGAGATTGGCGTCTGTTGCCAGCGGTGCCTTCTTGAACCGGTCACCCTGCTGCACCACGCCGTCGTCAATTGAGAGCTGCCGCTTCGCAGCGGCGCTACGGACGGCACTGATCAGCTCGCCCAGGATAGCGCGGTCCTCACTCGGAAGGTCACGGTTTGCCGCACGCAGCTCGTCCGCTGCCCGAAGCGCTTCGCCGAGAGAGCGGTCTGGATGGGGTGCGGCGGGCTCTTGAATGGGCGGCGCCTCTTCCAGGCCCTGAATGATCCTGGCGTCACGCGCATCCACGGCCTGCTTGAAGCGCTGATCGTAGAACGGCTCACCATTGCGGTGCGTGATCTGTGCAATAGCATCGTCATACACGACATAATTATGCGTGCGATTAGGTTCGATCGGAGCGGTATCTCCTGACTTTAGAATTCTATCGATCAGACCAACGATGCGTTCGTTGTGCTCCTTCAACCCTCGCGTATAAATGAGGTTCTTCTTCCATGCCATTGCCGGCTCGGCAATCTCCTGCTCGTACAGAACGTCCGGAGCACGCTCGATCTTTCCATATACGTATTTGTTCTCGGCGTCGGTCAGAGAATTGAATTCGATTGGAAGGTGCCGTGATCCCTCATCATGATATTTGGCACCGGGAATTCCGGCCTGCTGCAATGCCTCTGAGGCCTGTGCATCGCCTCCAAACCTGCTTGAAAGCTGCTCATAAATATCCCGACCAGTCAGATACTTGACCGGAATCTTATCGCCGTATCTGTTGCCTTCCTCCAAACCAAATGACTTCAGCGCCTCTTGAACGCGAGTGCTCTGCTGTCCCAAGGTCTGATCAAGATGCAGAAGATCGCTCTCACTCGCGTGAATTTTGACACGATAGGAGACTGACGGAGAGACCACCGGCAGCGGCGCGTCATTCTTAATGAGAGCAATGGCATCCTCGTACGGCTTTTCGGCCGCCTTATCATATTGCTCTGTCTTCTTCTTTTCCAGAAAGGTGATTGCATCTTCTTTGGTTGTTTCAGTCGCCCGCGCTATCGATGCAATGTGTTCAGAGTCGTTGATATCAAATGCCTTACCTCCAACCTCCCTTCCAGTAAATCCTTTCAGATAGTTCTCATGAACTCCTAGCGCTTCCGGCGAGCTAAAATAAACCCCGTGTCCGTAAGATTGTTCCCCTTCACCGGTGTTGATTTTTCCAATGTCGAATGTTTCAAAACTGAAAGGAGAGGCATGAAGCACTTCGATTGGCGGCTGCGTCAGCTCATGCTTCAGGAACGCATCGGACTTCGCCTCATTCAACGCCTCGGCCGGGTGAATGCCACGTTCGTCCCAGAGCGTGCGAAGGTTTTGCTCTGTGACGGCTGGATCAGGAGCCGGCTTGGTAAGCCAATCTTTCTGCTCTTGAGTTAAACGACCGATTGCATCATCATTTTTAGCATAAGCATTACGCAGCGCGCTAGGATCGCGATTGCGCCAGAAGTCAAAAGCCTTTGGTGACAGATTGTAGCTCGGCTCAACGTGAAGTCCGTACTGTTGTCCAATTTCATCTAGCTTGTCATAGACGGCCGTACCAATCCCCTGGCGCTGCACCTCCTCGTCAAGCTTTGGACCAAGACGAAGAACGCCGTCATCGAGTGGCGTAGCAATGACGCGCCCAATAGATTTACCATCATGAACAACATCGAGCCATTCCTGCTTGACATTCCACTTCAACGAAGTGTCGGCCGACACGGGAATATCCGTAGACCGGATTGCTGACTTAAACCCCACCGCATCGCCCGGTTGTGTCGGCCGCGACTCATCGACCATCAAATTGGCCGCCGTCTTGAAATCCTCCTGCTTGGGCAACTCCCCGATCCGCTGTGCGCTGACCTTCCCGTCCGGCGTAACGCGCACGCGCGCCATCTCCCGGCTCATCGCCGGCATGCCCGCCACGGCCCCGGCCACCATACCGGCGAGCTCGGTCACTTCCTTGGGTGGCCCGCCCACCTCCTCGAGTGGCCGGCTGATCAGCGACCTGTAGGCGCCGAGCAATGGGGCGGTCAGAGCGGTCATGGGGCCCATGATGGCCCCGCCCATGCGCTCCTGGCGGCGCCAGCTGCGCATCAACGCGTCGGTCTCCTGCTTGGCCGCCTCGGGCGTGCGGCCAATGCTGATCAATTGCTTCTCGACCTCGGGCCGGATGTCATCGAGCTGGCTTGGCCCATTGCCCATGACGGCATCAGCCGCCTGGCTGACACCCTGGTGGAAGAACTCAGCCGTATCACCGCCGATCTGCGGCAGCTTGCCGGCCGCGTAGATGGCGAGCGGATTGTTGGTCGCCATGAAGCCCCGGCTGAGCCGGTCGGAGATGCCCTGCTGGCCCGTGGCGGGCTCGGGCGCGGCTGCCGGCACATCCTGCCAGCCATCATCTGTCGGCTGTGCCGATGCCGGCACGGCACGCGGAACGTCCTGCCAAGTATCGGTCATCAACCGCTATCCTCTGAACGTCATTTTCCACATCAAATAAAAATAGTAGAGAACGCCAATGATAATGATCGCCAGAAGGATCAAAGCGACTATCCAGCCCATCACTGACCCCCGGTGAAACGGTCTTTGAAGTTCAAGACCGGCGTCTTGATGGCATTGCCGGCCCGGTCATAGAGCTGCCCGCTCGTTCTATCTCGCCATTGCTGCAGATCAAAATTCCACTGCAATGAAGCAACACCGCCCAGCGCGGCCGGGCGTGGCGGTGGACCGCTCTGCTTACCGGGCGTGGGCAAGGCGGCAGGTGCCGGATAGGTCGCGCCGCTTGGCGACGGATTGGCCGGGGCGGTCCCGGTCTTCTCGTTCTTGACGCTCGCCTCGTATTTCATCGCGTCGGTCAGCGACACGTGGTAGCGCGCAATGTTCTCGGGCCGGCCGAAGAATTCCGGGGCGCGCGGGTCGTACACCAGGCCAGGGTCCCTACCGGCTGCACGCAGCGCCTCTTCCTGCCGGCGCGCATCCATCTGAGCCTCGTAGACCTTCTGCGAGCCGAGCGCTGAGTGCATGCCAAACTCGATCCCGCCATCGATCGACGGCGCGTAGTTCTTGAAAAACCCGTCCCGGTTTGCCTTGATCGACTCACCCTCAGGTCTTTTCAGGATGGCCTGTTGCAGAGTGCGCAACTGATTGGCGTCTGGGTGGGCAAGCTTGCCGTCCGCCTCGGCACGCAGAATGTCGATTTCGGTGGTGGGACGGTCAGACGCTCCCATACGGGCAACCAGATCAGCCCGCGTACCGGGATCGCTGTAGACCTTGGCCTCCTTGTTCATCTGCGACTCGCCCCAGTCCAGCAAGGTGCGGGCGAGCCCGTCCGGGGCGTTCGGCATCTTGGCGACTTCGATCGCGTCTCTGAACAGCTTCGGATTGATCACCGGCCGGTTGGTGACCGGATCGACCGACACATTGTCGGTCAGCACCTTGTTGGCCGCCTGGTGCACCGCGGCTACATCCAATTGCTTCTGCGCAATCTCGGTCTGTTTGATGCGCAGATTATCTACACGCTGCTGCACGGCTGCCTGCTTGGCGAACGTCCGCATCTCGGGACCGGTGACAAACTCACCGTACTTTTTCTCAACCGCGTCGAGGTCGGTGCTCGGGTTCTTCTCGATCATCCCGAACACGGCCGCCTTGACGATCGCCTCTTTACCGGCCTGCAACAGCTCGGTCTTGACCTTGGCGGCGGCTGTGCCGGTCAAATTGGGATTGGCATCGATCGACGTTCCAATCGCGCTTTCATAGGTCTTGAGCATGAAGTCGAGGCTTGACGGATCGCGCGATGCCGCACTAGCCATCGCGTTGGTGGTCTGCTTGACGTTAACCAACGCGGATTGGCCCCCCAGCGTGGACATATCAGCATCGGTCTTGTGAAGCATATGAGTGCGCAGCTGCTCGATATGCGCCTCGGCCCACTTCTGCCCGCCCTCGGTGTAGAAGCCTTTGTCCTTGAATTCCTGCAGCCTGGGCTCGAGCACCTCCGCTCTAAACTTTGCAGCTACGGTCGGATCATTAGGATCGGCACTTTTGACCGTATCGTCCCACTGCTTCATGATGTCGGAAGTCAGGCCGGCATAACCAACTGCGCCGTGGCTGATCTGCTGCGCATCCATGTGCTCAAGCGCGATCTTGCCACCCAGCTCGATATCTGAACCGATCTGAGAACCGAGTTTCTCTGTAGCGGCAGCCGCCTCGGTGTAATCGGCTTGTAGCCGGCGGGCCGATGCAGCAGTGGCGTCAGTGCCAAGGTTGGTCGGCTTTAAGCCAAGCCCTTGAGGTGCTTCATATTGTGCTATTTGCGGCACGACTTATCCTTTCAGCGCACAACTCATAATGTGGCGATAGCGAGCGCGCCCTTGATGCCGGCCGAAACAAACGACCCGATGCCGGACTCGGCTTTGGCAGCAAGCCGCGCCGACTGCGCCATGATGGCGTAGCTGTCGGCTTGTTGCTGATAGCCGGCCTCCTCGATCAGGCCCTGCTGTCCAACCGCGGCCTTGGTAAGCGCACCTTGCGCCATGCTGTCGCGCAGCAAATCAAGTGCAGAACCCGTCGCCGCAAAACCGCCGGCCGCCACATCGGCCTGCTGCTGTCCGATCACAGTCTCGACCGAGCGCTGCGTCTGCTGCTCCTTGATGGCGGTCGATGTCTCGGTGAATTGCTTGTTCTTCAGCGCAAGGTCGCGCGCAAGATCGTATTGCTGCGCCTGTAGCAGATTGCCCTTGGCCTTTGTGCCAGATGCGAACCCAGAAAAGAGGTCCTTGACCGCTCCACCAGCTGCATTGAATGTATTGGCTCCCAACGCCATGATCAGGGGTCTTTCGTCTGCAAAAATACGCCGAGTTGCGCAATCGTGGCCGGCAACGGCCGTGAGACGCGCCAGCAGATCATGCCGTCAAAGCTGTCATCGTCGGTAATGACATCACGATAGACGCCGCTGAACGTCTGGCCCGGCGCGAGCTGCTCGCCCGCCGCATCCTTGAACAGCACCGGCATGAGCTTGGCAAAGTCGGTGCCGATCGACAGCCCGGCCGTCTGATTGACCAACAGGCCGCAATAGGTGTTGCGGCGCAGCTTGGCAAAGGCCGGACCGGTACGGGCGCCGCTCTCCTGCGGGGAATTCGGACGTACGATCTGGCCGTCCGAGTCGTAGGTGAAACCAACTACGATCTGACCGGCCGCAGCAGCCGCAACCGCAAATGCTGCCGTGAACAAGCCGCTACCGGAACCGGCCGACACGCCGTCCCCGTAGGGCACGAATGCCGATCCATTGGTGACCAGGAAATCTACCGGCACTGTGCCGATCTCACCTTGCCCGCAGTCAAGCCCGGCCGCAAATACCTGCACGGTCTTGCCGTTGAGGTGCCAGAGGCCGTTCATGGTCATGCCGCCAAGCGGCGCACCGACCACCGGCACCGCGCTTGACACCACCGATGTTGGCCGCACTGCGTTGTCGAGTAGCCAGGCGTTCGGCAGCGTGTCTGTCTCGGTGAAGTAATTCGCCAGCATCTCGACATGCCGGACATCGCTATCATCGTTGGTCACCATGATCATGGCATCGAGCGTACCGTCGGTATTGCCCGCAACCGTCAGGCTCTCCACCAGGCGGCCTGAGCCAAGCTCGTGCCGATGCGGTGCCGCAAAGTCCGGACGCGCCGACGACTGCAGGCTTCCACGCCCGTAGGTGACACCGAACAGGCTGCCATCATCGCAACGCCCCCACAACACCGGCACAAGCTCCTGCTGCCAACCAATCTCCGCAATGCCGGTTGCCACGATATGCTTAGCCGCCACCACAAGGTCATGCGCGGCGAACTTACCGTTGTAGATATCCGGGAAGAACTCGAGCAGCTCGCGCCGGAACGTCTGCACGATCGCGAGCGTCAGGTTGGTGCGCTTGGGCTCGATATTGGCGCAGTTGTACTTGGTCTGCCGGTGCGCCTGCACGCTCGTGGGCGTCAGCGGCAGGTTCGTGTTGGTGGCCTGCACAAGCCACTCGCCACCCTGCGTGCCGCACACCACGCCAAGGTCCTCCGGATGCATCCAGAAGATCGGGCTCAGGTCCGGCGCGTTGAAGGTGTAGCTGATCGCATTGTTGGGGGCGACCGTACCGTCCGGATTGGTCGGCGCGAAGTTAAATGGATCATTCGACTTGCTGGCATCCCACCGATTGCTGATGAAGCCGGACAGGAACAGCCGGCCCTCGTGCCAGGTGCCACAGCTGGGCCAGCCGGTCGTGTCGCTAAATAGGCCCATGCGCCAGGTACGCACCGCCGTGGTGTAGAGCAGCGGGTCACCCAATATCTGCAGGTTGATGCCGGTCGCAGTTCCAGTACCGGGCGGGGCAAAAAACTGTATCTCAGCCACATAGATGATGAATTCGGCATTGGACCCGGTCTGATACTCCCAGGCAAACTCCACCCAAACGTAATTCCAAGCCGTTACCTTGTCGTTGGACACAAACGTGATGGGCGCAGTGTTCCTGGCATCACCGGCCATATATGAGACTGTACCAAGAAGCGTACCGTCAGACGCACTTGCTGGCGCCGTGGCCTTGGCTCGCAAATTAATGGTGAACGCAAAACCATTTACGGCGTAGTCGCCAAAGAAATAGCCCGCATCTGACGGTGGGGTGATGGTGCAGGAATCAATCTTCTGGGCCGAAGCACCGGAATAGTTCTTGCCAATGGCGTGGCTGCCCACAGCCACAAAGCCAGTAAACACAACGTCTCGTACCGGACAGCTGGCACGCGGCTGAGAAAATACCCCGTCGAACGCATTGTTGGCAAAATTCCAAAAAACATCGTCGGTGAAGCTGACCGAGCCGGCAAGCAAACGGCTGATCTCATTCGTGAGCGAGACGATCTTGCCCCAGGTCCAGATCGCACCGCTCGGGAACAGCGCCCACTTGGTAATGTCGACGCCCGGCACATTGCCGATATTAGCGGCCACCAGAGACTTCCAGTAGGTCGCGCCCGTATAGGCGAGCCCGGACCCGCCATAGGCCACGACAGCACCCACCGCGTAGCTCGCCGCCACATCCCAGATCGCCGGCTCGGAATAGAGCCGCACCATGCGACCCACATCAGTACCGACAAAACCGTTTGGCCCGATCGCCTCACCGGCACTGACCGCTACCCAATTCGCGGATGGTGGCGCCGAACCAAGATTGCCGTCGACCAGCGACCTGTAGTTGACGCCGGCACTCGTGACATAATCACCGATCGAGTAGGCGCGCGTTGCATCATAGGCCGCGAATGCGAGCGTGATTGTGATGATACCGTTGAGAGCAGACGGCAATGCCGTCACCCCGTTGGTGAACGGATCGTAATAAGGCCCGTCCTTGAAGATGATCGGCGCCAATGTAAAAGTTGCCGATGCCGTGATGGTCGGCGGCGTCACCACTGTCAGAACGTATGGTTTGATCGTCCCGGACAGCAGCACGGCGCCTGGCGTAGTGGCGTTCAGCACTGGAACATCAGCCTGAACCGCCCGCAATGTCGACCACAGCGTGCTGGTGTAGGGCGTCGCGATCTCGAGCACGCGCGTGACATTGCCGGACACGAACGCACCGAGCGTCGCACCATTGATGGTGGCACCCGTGATGGAATCGGTCAGCGTAAATTCGGTCGCGCTCGTGACCGTGGCGGCGAACAGCCTGCCCTGCAGCAGCGGATTGTTGGTGCCGAGCGCATTGAGCGCCACCTGGTTGCCGGTCGCCCAGCCATGCGACGTCGTAGTCTTTACCTTGGCGGGATTGGCAGCCGAGATGCTCAGCACGACCTTCTGGTCGTTGGTCATCACCAGGATGGGGCCGGTGCGGAACCGCAGGAAACCGTCCGTGAACTCCATGCTGTAGGGATTCGACAGCTTGAAATCAAAGTTGATCACGCGCCCGGGTAAGCCACCACGGGTTGGGCTTGTATGCATGGTGCCGGGCCGTCTGGTCCATGCACCGGTCTCAAACGGCAATGAATTGAAGCAGACATTCATCCACGTCCGGTAAGCCGGATCGTCAGTGCGGCCCTGCGCGGTCTTGGAGACCTCGCCGCCTAAGAATGACGTAACTGTGTAGGAGGCCTCTGCCATGGCCTAAGCCCGGCATTCGAGATAGTCGTCTAAAGGCGCCTCTTCGGTGCCGATCTCTATTGCATTTGCGGTACGCGCGTCACCCATCTGCAGCTTGTAGAAGTCGGCAATCACTTTGATCTTGGTGGCCGACTGAGTCAGCGGCTCGCACGCCTGCATAGCGATCTGCGCCGCGAGTCCTTCGCAGAACATCGGGTCCATCTCGGTAACGTCGACCGTGTCGGCAATGAAATGAAACGGAATGTTGTCGGACTGCATCGACACGATGTATTTGTCCTGGAACAGCCAGTCGTCGTAATTCCTATTGGTGGGGGAGCCGAACCACGAGACCGAGCCAGCTTTCGGGTCTTGCGGTGCCTTGCGCAGGAACCCCGCCGGCAGCCGGAACAGATTCTTGGTCGTTGACTGCGACGTCGGCCCGCTGCCGAGCGGGTAGATGATGTTGAGCGGCTCGATGCCGACCCCGAATGGAAACTCGGCGCCACCGATCTGCAACCATTTGACCGAGCCGGTCCCACCAGTAAATACGGTTGTCCATGGCGTCAAAATTCCCGTATTGGTCCAGAACCCGACGGTTAGGACCGGATCATGATTGAGATTGCCGCCCGCAATCGACGTGTACCGAACGCCATCCGAGCCGGTCACCGCATTGCCGAGCGCGTAGGTGGTGACACTCGACCATGCGGCGGCCGAGCCGGTCGGGGTCTGATTGAGATTGAAATCGATCAGGCTCATGTACGGCACGGCACTGAACGTCACGACCTGGTTCTTGAAGTAGGTGGTCGTCGCCGCCCAGGCAGTCGCGGTCGCAGGATTGTCCGCATTGGCGGACACCAGCGACCGGTACACCCGGTAGGTGCCGTTGCCGGCCGTGGTGTAGACAAGCTCGCCGATCGCGTAGGTGGTGGTCGCCGAGTAGAGCGCAGCCGTCATCGGGCCGAAGTACTCCCGCCAGGTCGGGAACGCCGGGGGCACCGGTGGGATTTCGGGCTGGTTATTGAGATTGTTCCGGACTATCGATTCCCAGAGCGTGCCGGTCTGATCCGCCACGATCGAACCGACGAAATAGGTCGGGAAGCTCGACCACAGCGTCGGCGTCAACAGCATGGTGTTGGCGTCGATGATGCGCAACAGCGTCTGCTTGATGGCAAAGCGCCAGGTATTGCGGCGCAGCTCGGCCTCGCGCAGCTTGGGATATAGCCGGTTGAGCAGCGTGGCCTTCTTGCTGACCTCGCTGAAGCCCAGCGTCGGACTGAGCTGGTCCTGCCCGCAATGGTCCAGGGCGCGATTGGCGATATCGACGGCGGTTCTGAAGGCTGGCATGACCAAAACGGTATGCCGTGCAGCATTTTAGCAACAACGTACTGTCAGGTTCGATATGGGATGCCAGTAACAGTAATGAAATTCGCTGTCGACGTGGTAATCACGAAACGATACTGACCGGGCGGCAGGTCATACACAGCAAGCCCAAGCGCCGCGAGCGCTGCACCAGTCACAACCCATGTGGTGCCATCACCGGACAGTGTCTGCAGTTGCAGATTGCCGCCGCCAAGCGTTGCCGACCAAATCACCGCATACTTGCCGCCGAACAAGGCGAAAGCCGACGTGGTAACGGCGCCAAGATTGTTGAATTTGACTGCGTCGCCGGTCGCCATCAGGGATCGCCCACACCAAGGTCGCGCAACGCGTGAATGGCCGTGCCAGAATTGCGGCCGAGCACCTTGGTCGCCGCCAGCACCGCCTGATAATAGGCGATCTCAGCCGTCACCACCTGAGCCTGCGTCACGCTGGCGGCACGAACGGCCGATTGCCGGATGCCCTCAACCCGCTTGACCTCAGTGTCGTGCACAAGATTGTAACTGTCTGGCTGGCTCATAGCATCCCCGTCAGCGATGCCCACGCGGTCGGGACCGGGCCGCTGATGCCAAGCGTGCCAACCTGCAGGTCCGCCGTGTTGCGGGCCGCATTGACGGCAGTCACATAAGCAACGTCGGCATCCTCGAGTGCAATCTTGTAGGCCGCCAGATTGGCCGGGTTGAAGGCATAGGTGGTGAACGCCGCGACCTTGGCCGCCTGGCGCGTACCTTCAGCGAGCGCCACGGCGTTCATGAACGTGAGTTCGGTCGGTGTCGCCATGAGTCGCTCCGATCAGCCATCAATAATAAACGTGAAGCCGGCCGCAACAGTCTGCTTCGGGTCCTCGATGAAGCGAGTAAAGGCCTTCAGCGCGTTGACCACATCGATGCGACGCACAATCGAGTCGGTAACGCGCAGCTCCATGTGCAGCCCGGCGGTCGTCGCTGTACCTGTGGTGAAGTCCGAGGCCTTGAAGCCCTGGACGCCGCGGCTGAACCCGACGAAATGATCGGCCATCTTGTCGCTCCCGCGATGCTATCTCACCGTCTGCATGTAAGCAATCAGTGCCCGCATGGCTTGAAGGATCAGGTTCGACGTGTTGATCGTCGCTCTGTCGTAGTCAACCATCACACCGCTGGTCCACACCGCCTTGACGTTGGTGTAAGCGTTGTTGGCCGTGGTGACATGCGCCTGCGTAGGTGCCGCGCCGTCGGCGACAAGCACCGCCAGCGCTGCTTCAAACGTCGCCACCAGCCCCTGCTGGTCGACGAGAATGACGTTGTCCGAGCCGGCCGCAACCGTGACTGTAGACCTGGCCAAGGTTCACCTCAGTCCGTATAGAGCACCGTCATGCCCCACCGGCCAGTGCCGGTGGTGATGGCAGTCACGACGGTGCCAACGATGTCGAAGAAGCCGCCCGGATCGGCAGTGAGACCGACGGCCTGCCAGAGCGGCTGTGTGCGCTTGTCGATCGTGTTGGTGCCGGACTCGTTCACCACGTTGGTGGGCTGCGACAGCGCAGTCACCGCCACCAGAGAGGCAAAGAAGTCCTGATCGATCGCATTCGCGGCGAGGAGCGAGAGAGGCTTGCCGCCCTGACCGTCGGTCGCGAAGTAGAGACCGATATCAAGCGTGCCGGCTGCCTGCGCGGCAGACTCGAAGAAGATCGCCGAGACCTTGCAATTCGATGGCACCCGAACAAACTGATAGGTGGCATCGGTCGATGACGCAGCCACCGCAACGTTCGATCCGGAAATCGACTTGACCAGACCACCCGCACCTTCGCCTGCGGTATTCATAACCGCCGGGCTGGCGTCGAGATTGGTGACGAAGGTTGATTTTACATGATCGACTGCCATGGTGGCGTCTCCTTGATGCGGCGTAGCCGCCGGTGGCTACGGAACTATGGCGTGACGTCGGCCGCAGCCGAGGTGTCGGCGCAGAGCACCTGCAAGAGCCGGCCGGGCTCAAGCCGCGTGGCTCCGCAACTCATCATGGTGTAAATCTGGTATGGCAGACCACTCAGGTCCCGCCGCTGCGAGACGTCATTCTGCACGTCCATCCAGACGCCGAGATAGAGCCCCGACTTGGCCATCACAATGTTCTGCCGAACGTTGGTGACCGAGGTCAGGCGCTCAGAATACACGATGTCAAAGCCCATGAGCCTCGTCACCTTGCCGTTGACGAGCGTCGGGGTGCCACCGTTGAAGTCGCTCGACACCACCTGCACCTGGTTGAGTAGATCGCTCTCGCCTTGGGAGTTGGTGACCCAGGTGATCTGCTCCTGGTCCATTTTGACCTGGGCCTTCCTCATGATCCTTTTCGCTTCGATCATTTTGGCCACAGTCAAGCCGCTCGCGGCCGCGGACCCAAAGGTCGACGCGATCTGCCAGGAGGCGGTGCTGAACGTCTCGGTGGTGAACGAGCCTGCATCGGTGCCGATCTGGGCATCCGCGAAGGCTGCCGCGATGAGACGGTCGTCCCACTCGCGCTGCACCGCGGCTGCTGCGACGGATGAATACTGACTGGTCGGGTCGCCGACGGCGGTCTTGAGCTTGTCGAACGTGTCGATCAGCTGATTGCAATCCTTGTCGACGGGCGTGACCCACCTGCGGCTGAAGTCGACATCCTGGCGACCGATCGGTGCGAAGCGACCTGCCGGTGGCTTCATCTGCACGGCGCCGATGTACTGGATCGGACTGGCCTGCTTGCCGACGTGATGACCCGACATGACGCGGCCGCGCAGCTGAGACTCGTCCTGCTGCAGCTTCATGTTCAGGAGGGTTGAAAACTGGGTCGTAAATAGCTTGGGGAGATTCTCGGACATAGCTATCCCGCCATCGGTAAGAGCTAACGGCGGTCTTGCCCACGGCTGTGGGGACCAGATCGTCAGCCTTGCCCTTGCGGGGACTGCAAAAATTCCCAGTCGCGGTCTTGCCCAACAGCGGCTTTCGCCGCTACGGGGACCGTATTGCCCGATCAGGCTTGCCCGAGAGGGGCCTAATCATTGGGCTTCGGCGGCTTCGCCGCGGGTTGGGAGTGACAGATTGGGACGTCACTCCCTTCCCGGCTCGTAGAGGGGCCTTACTGAACCTTCACGGTTCACAGGCGCGAAGATGCACCAAGATTTGATAACCAAGAACGTACCACATCACCCTCAAGACGATTTAAAGAACCTGCCGTCAGCCTCCTTAGCGGCCCTCAAATACGCAGCACCAGCCTCCCGTGGCGTGTCGAACCACCCCAACATCCTGCGTTTACCGTTCCGGTAAATTTGGGCATAAAAACGTTTACACCTTTTGGGACGGTGAACACCCCTAAATCCAATCTTGCTATTGCCATTGGCGGCACGCTTGTTTGCCTCATTCTGAGCTCGCGTAGCCTCTCGAAGATTGACCCAGCAATCATCAAGCGTATCGCGATTAATGTGGTCCATTTCGTGGGCCGGCCAGCGACCGATCATATAAAAAAAGACAATATGACTAAAGGGCCTTTGCTTCCCCCCCAAAATCCTTTATTACTCCAATATCGGTATGGCTTATTGCGAATGCATGACCCAACAATAATAAAACCAATCCGCTTTCCAATTCTATGCCCAGTTCTCCACACCGCCACTCCGGTTTCCGGATCGTAGCTGATAATCTTCTTAAGCTCCTGTTGTGTAATCATTACCTGCTCCCGTTGTTAGCGGGAACAGGTGACTACGAAACGCCCCTACCTAAAACGTACGAGACTCACTGGGACATCTTCTGAAGGTCCAGCTTGGCGTCCATCAGCATTTCCTTGGCGCGCTTGAAGCGCTTGAGCGCCTCGTAATCGTTCTTCTCGGCTGAATGCAGCCCACCCTTGGTGGGGCTGGCACAGTACGATTTTCCGCTGATGATGCAGAGTCCACCAACGGCAGCGGTGAGCTTTTTCCATTCTGCCTTGAGCTCAGGTCTCTCGGGCTGACCTGGATCACCCTCGATAAGATTGGCGGGACGGGCATCGAAGTTCCGGCTGAGCCATTCGGCGTCACCCTCCATGACCGTCTCGTTTCCAAGGACCCGGCTTGGCTGGCGCTTGTACAGCACCTCAAACTCGTTGATGCGCTTCTGCGCACCGCGAGCCGCATTGAGATTCCTGACACACTCGTCGCAGCATTCGGTGGCGGTCAGACCCTCGAATTCTGACGTGACAGGAGGTGAAGCTGCGGCCCGCGCAATCTGTTCCTCACGCCTTTGAAGCCGCTCTGCTCGCGTAGCTATGTTGTTGGCACGCACCTGCCGGGCCTTGGCGAGCGATGCGCGCCTGGTCTTGTTGCGTTCGTCAATATCGGTGTCGGTCATGGCTGATTTCCTTGCATCCAGAATGGCGTTTCGCCGGCAGCCTGCGCTTCAAGCGTCTGCCACTCACGGATAGTTGCGGTGTCCTTGGCCATGAGCTTGGCGCTCCAAGCCTTGTCTGCCTTCAACTCATTGAGCCTGGACAACGCGCCCGAAGCCGTCGTGGGCGTGCCGTTTGAGCCACCGCCGCGCTCGACGAAGTTGTCTTCCGAGGTGCCAACGCCGATCTTGCGCATCGCATTCATGACGGCCGAGTAGCCGATCTGCTTCTCGAGCAGGTCGACGGCCTCAGGCGTAATGCCCAGCCGTCGCGCGCCTTCCATGGCTTTCAGGCGATTGAAATCGTAGTCATTGCCCCAGTCAGCCTTGAGCTTGGCGGTCTCTTCCGCCAGCTTACCGTCGTTGAGCGTCTTGGCCTGCGCCGCCCTGGCATCGAGCCGCCGTTGCGTGGCAGCCGCCATCTCAATCGCAGCCTCCTTGGTCAACCCGGCCTTGTGCGCCGCGGTACGCATCTCGTCCGCCAAGTCCTGCGCGATCGGATTTCCGGCTGCGTCCTTGACGGTCGTGAAGTCGTACTCCTTGGCCTCCTTGGGCATGCCGAGACGCTCACGGAAGGCTCGGATATCGGCTTCCGGTGCGTCCTTCTTGGGGAGCTTGATGATCTGATCGGCCGGCACACCCATGTGGCGTTCGAGCTCGCGGTACTGCTTGGTCAGCGTGGTGGCAAGCTCCTTGGGGTCCTCGAGCTTGTAGCCCTTGTTCTGCCAGAACCCAATGGTGTCGGCCTCAATACCGGCGTGCCAGGCCGTAGCCGAAGCTGCAGCAGCCGCACTGGCCGCAGCAGCGGCTGCCGCCGCGGCACCACCTGCGCCGCCACCGTCATCCGGGGAATAGAGTGGAAAGAAATATCGTCTCAGCATGGCTTGTCTCCTTTCGAGGGCCGTTATTCTGGTTTGGGAACCTCAGTATACTTTGGGATCAATTGCTCGGGTGCGAGGTCCAGGTAGTCCCGGATCATCAGATAGACTTGACGACGTCCTTCCAGGATCATCGACAAATCGTGACTCGCAAATGCAAACGTCGTGGTCCTGGCGTGACAGAACTCTTCCATCAGCTCCATGACCTTCGGACCATGCGGCACCATCGCGAATGCGGAATTGAACGCACGCTTGCGATCGGCATAGTCAGCCAGAATTTCGGACGTCAGCTTGTATTTCAAATGCCGGCTCCTGGCGGGGCCTTCTCGGCCTCAACCGCACGCGCCTTGATCATTGCGGCAGCGGCCGGCCCAGCCTGGATGTCCTGCTGAGCCTTCTGTTGCTGCGCACGGGCCTGACGCTTACCTTTGATCGCATTGTCATCCGCCATCCAACGCTCGGGCACGCTGTTGATGTCGGCAATGTCGCGCGTGGCGGTATCGAAGTCGTACGGATCAAGCAGGCTCAGGTCCTGCGTGACGTTGACCAGCTCGCGCGTGGTCTCAACGCTGCGCATGAAGCCCGCGGCCTCACCGGCCTTGGCGGCACGAGCAAGCGGTGACGTATCGGTGATCTCGTAATGACCCATAGCCTCACGCAGCCTCGGCGGCATCGGATCGAGAACCGGAACGCCGTTGCTGGTCATATGCGCGGCCAGGCCCATTTCGCGCGGAACCATGCCGCCAACATATTCAGAGTGCTGCCGGCCGAGCGTCGGCGCAACCAGCATGCCCTTCTCATTGACCAGCTCGATCACCTGCGTGGCGGTCATGTTCGGGTTCTCGGTCAGGACCTTAAAAAGGGAGACCAGGAACACATCGTCGATGATGCTGCGCTCCTCCCCCATCATTTCCTTACTGATTTGAATGTCACCAGTCGGCAAGGCATGCACGAGCGGCTGACCGTCCTGGTTGACGCCGCCCTTGTTCTGTGCGCCGGGCCGCAAGTCCATTCCCATCAGGCCATCGTCCGCCATGAGCAATACCGGATCGGCAGCGCGATGGCCCTGCTTGAGGAACGTCACCTTCTCGGCATTGAGCGTCTTCAGACTAGGCAGCACGATCTGCGCAGGGCCGCGGCCGTACACCTCGCCGGGCGCCTGGTCGTAGCGGGAGACCGCGTAGGGGAAGGCCCGATAGCCCTTCTCGTCCTGCATCAGGCAGTTGCCCTCGATCGAGACGTAATGGCTTGAGAACGGCAAGCCCTTGGCGTCGAGGCGCTCCAGATCGTAGTCGTGGCGCGGACGCACGCAATGCAGGAAGTTGAAGCCCCATTGCGACTTCTGCTCCATGGCGGCGCGCAAATTCTCGGGCAACGCATCATAACCCCATTTCTGCGCCGCCTGGTACGGCGTGCGCCGGAACCAGCGGATCATGCGGTCGACCTTGCCCTGGTGGTTCTCACCATAGAAGGTCTCGCCAAACGGGCACGAGCGATAGCGGAAACCAACCTCGCCACCAAACAGGCGGCCATCGAACATGTCGATGTACATGGTGGAGTTGCCGAACGCACCGAGCGACTGCCAGTTGTTGTAATTCTGCGCCGCAAAATTGGCGTGCGCAGCATAACGCATCCGGAACAATGTCTTGGTGGTCTTCTCAAACCACAGCCGGGAGGCCCGGTCCTTCATCACATATTCATCACCCTGCAGGCCATGCCATTGCATGTTGCGGGGCGTGACGAGAGAATCCGCAATGGCGCAGAAACGGTGCAGCGCGAGCGCGCCCGTGGCGTCGACTTGTTGTTGCGTCTTCTTCTGGCCCGGCCAGTTAAAGTTCTGGAAGAAGAAGGTGTTACGTGACGTCGGGAGAATCAGCTCGGCGACTTCTTCGCACTGAGCCGCATATGGTGCGCGCCAGATTTGATACTGGCCGAACTCACGCATGATGTCGGCAACGATCTGCTGCTCCTCATCCGAGACGGCACGGAACGGAATGTTAGCAGCCTTGACCGTCGGTGATTTGCCGCCGTCGTAAGCAACGAGACTGGTGGAGGCAGCGGCCATCAATCACCAATTTGAAGTCGACGGCAAACCTGGTCAGCCAAATCCCACCGCGTTCGGTATCCAGCACCCCACGCGTCATCGATGGCCTGAAGTGCCCGAGCATCCTGTGACGATGGCGGCAAGCCCACATAAGCGAGCAAGAAGCTTCGCAAATCGTGCGTCATTTCAATGGGTGGTGAGTCGTTTGGCATCCGGGTCCTTCGGGTCCATCATGGGATCAAGCCGGCGATCGGCGACCACCCAGCGCTGCACACACTTGAACATCTCGATGCGGTCGGTGTCGGAGAGTTTTAGTTTGTCGGCAAAGATGCGAAGTTTATTGCGCATCGCCAATTCGCTCGGGAAGACTGGAATGTCCTTGATGATCAATCCGTCACGAGTTGCTATGTCGGCAACCACACGACCGCACTTATCGATCTTGCCGGCCGTCGTGAGAAATGGAAGAGATATCGAGGAGAAGCCAGGGAAGGCAACACGCAACAGAACCGGCATCGCATCATCATAAGAGTGCGCGAGCGCAGACAGAATCATCATCCCGATCTGGCGATGACGCGATGCAATCAACGCCCGTACCTGCCACGTCTCGCGCAGCTCTTCCGCGGAACGATTGACCGCAATGTCAATACTGCAGTCCACCCGCACCTCCCAATCCGCCACCGAACAGATCGAACGACGCACCACCGCCGTAACCGCCCTCCTGCTGCTGGCGCATGCGGCGGCGGCGCTCCTCATCGGTCTCGCCCGCCACCTGCTCGGTCAGCTTCTCGCCAAGCCCGCCAGTCGCGAGGCCGCGGGCGGCTGAACCGCCCCCGAGCCCGAGCTGGCTCAGCACGCCGCGCAACGGCGTATTGCCCATGATGCCAAGCGCCTGCGAGGCAGACTGGAACAAGGATTCAAAGCCACGGGCCGCCATGGCTATTTCTCTGTCGGCTGCGCCGCCGGTGGCGTGGCGAACGAGAGCGTGGGGTTCGGAGCCGGAACGATCGGCTTCGCATCCTGCGGCGAAGCCGCCGTGATACCAACCGCGGGCGGCTTCGGAGCGACCGGTGCTGGCGGAACAACAGGAGCAACAACGACCGGCTTGGCCGCTTCAGCAGCAGCTGCATCGTCCGCAATCTTCTTGAGCCGCGCTTCCTCGGCCCGCTTCTGCTCGGCTCGATAATCATCGAGCAACTTCTGCTCGGCCGCATCGAGCGCCACGTTGTGGGCGGTGGCGGCCGGCATTTTGGTGAGAACGTCACGCTCGGCCACGACCTGATCGCATTGCACCTTCAAGTCCTTGTAGGCTTGGCTATCCTTCGGATCAGCCGGGGCGGGCGTCTCTTGCTTGGCTGCCGCGGCAGCTTCGATACTGGCCTTCACGGCCGCAGTAATCCGCTGCGCAATGACCACCTGCTGCTTGGCCAGGCTCACCAGATCGTCGCATCCGGCCCACGCATCAGCGGCGTGGAAATGCGCCTTGGCGATATGCTCGGCACGGTGCCAATGCGAGCCGACACCGCGCTCGAGCGGCTGGCCGTCGGTGCCGAGCGCCGGGTCCTTGCCGAACACATCAGTCCTGGCCTTCACGAGCGTGGCGGTCGATTCCATGAGCAGCACTCCGGTCCTGGGAAATATGATGCCGGACAGTGCTGTCGGGGGCTGGTAAGCCACAACGTACGTGCTATATGGGAAACTAGGACGGAGGTGTTGGTCCATAGCCAACCGGGTGCACCCGTAGCTTAAGGAGAGCGCCGTCCGCAAATCTCAAGCCGCTGATCCGCCCCACAAATCAAAATCCGTACCCTTCGCAATACCGCCCGGAGCTTGCCAGTCCGGGGCGCGCAGCCCGAGCATGACGGGCTTGGCGAAGCGGCGCATCATGATGGCTTGCCGGCATGCACTCATCAAATCATCACGCAGCTTCACGATCTGCCCGTCCTTGCGATGATAGAACCTTCGCTCCTCCAGGAATTCATTGAGGTGACTGGCAATCTTGAACCGCCCCATCTTCTCGCGCTCGTCCCATTCCTGAATGCCGGCCTCGGTGGAATATCCCCCGTCCGGGAATGTGCCGTGCTCTGGCAGCATGCGCAGGTCATGCTTCTTGTACTGAGTGGCCAAAGGCGCCCCGGTCGACTTCTCGCGGTCACCGCCATCCTTGGGCCAGGCGACCGGGACATTGCCGCCGATCTGCTTCATGGCGTGGGCGTGCACGATCGGCAATGCATCGGCCATTCGGATGGTGTGGTGGACGTGGATGACATCGGCGTCACGGTCCCATAGCAAGAGGACGGCCGCGAAAGGATGCCCGATACCGAAGTCGATGCCCCACAGTTTCGCCCAGTGCTCGGGCACGTAGGAAATGGCGGGCTCGATGATCAGCTCTTCGGGAGTGAGAAAGATCGCCCCCGACCCCAATTTGGGGATACCTCGCGCGCGAGCATCTCGTTCGTGGGGCTTGTAACCGGCGAGGCGCTTAGCCTTTTGTTCAGCTGTGAAATGCTCGGCTTCGTCGAGCTCCATCGTGACGAAGCCGCGGTCTGGATGATCGCGAGATGTGAAAGCATCCACCAGCAGCGTAGGTCCAAACAAGGGTGTGAAGGTCGTAAAGAGGATGCCGTCGCCGGTGAGCCTGGTAAGGAACTCATCATACACCTCCTGCTTTTCCGGCTCCTCATCGGCCCAGCCCCAGTCGATGGTGTCGCCCTGAAACTTCGCCCGGCCCTGCTCGTACGACTTGAACTGCACAATGCTGGTGCCGCCGGTGACGTGCCGGACCTGGATTTGATCGTAAGCATCGGTGATGCCACGGGCGAGCGACTTGTCGAGCAGATGCTCCTTGGGGATCATCCCGGTACCCCAGTCGGCATCCACGCCCGGCGTGCCGCAGAGCTTGCGCTGCAGCACGTTACGGACGTCTAGGCTGGTTACGCCGGCCGCCCAGCCACGGGTAGGATGGTCGAAGCGGCGGCCGGGCCACCAAGCCGGATAGAGCCCGGTTGCATGGCATGTCGCCTCGAATGCACCAGCTTCTGACTTCCCCACCTGGTTGCCGGCCATGAACAGGCGTTCCCGCTTGGTGGCGCCAAGGGCGTAGAAGGCCTGCTGCTTGGGGTAAGGCCGGAAGAACTTCCAACGCCAGAACTTCTGCTGATAGGCGATGAATTCCAATGCCTTGCGGCGCTGTTCTGGGGTAAGGGGGATGTCAGTCATTCGAATGCCGAAACGTCACATACTTCTGATGGCACGGCACGCAAACGACCTTGGTGCCCTTTCCGCCAGTCATGGTCACGCGCGGCGCATTACCGATCGGCTTGCCGCAGTCGGAGCAGTCGTGCTGCTCAGGTCCGGTCGTGTGCTGGCCCATCTTTCCCATCCGTTAATGTTTCACGTGTAACACTTTGATGTTCAATGGTTTTCATTGGCTTACCGCCCAACCCATTGACCCCGATGAACCGTTCCGGTGCGATCCCGTTCTCCAATGCCAGGCGGCGGGCCAGGGCTTCGAGCTCGGTGGTGTCGATCCGGTGCTCGACCTTGACGGTATGCTCGGTCTTGGCCGAGAAGCCCGCCCGGTCCAAGACCGTCTCGATCATCCGGCCATGATAGGGATGACGGTCATTCTCCAGAATCTTCTTGGCCCTGGTCAGCGCGAACGGCGCCAGGCTGCGCATCACCTTCCCGGACGTCTCGTGCAAGGCCTCCAGGATCGCCGGGGTCTGCATCAACATGCAGCCGCGTACCTTCGCCCCCTCCTTGACGTCCGAATACCCGGCCGCCCGAGCGGCGGCTGTCGCCGACGGAGCCCCATTGGCCATCCACCAAACGAACTTCCGTTGCCGGTCGTCCTTCAAGGCAAGCATTTTCGGGCCTAAAGACGCCAGCCAGTTACCGTCTGCAAGGTCCATGTCGTCATCCAAGTAAGGATGTGACCGTAATGTCACATAACGTTACGTGGCCCAAACGTACCAGTCGGTATGTGGTAGTCAGTGACCGGCGCCGGAAATGAAATGTCCGGAAAAAAGCCGCGCGTAAAATTGCGGTGAGGTCGACAAACACGAACGCCCCTGGTTTT